TCACCAACTACATACCTACCAGTAGCCTCATTCGTAGCACCAGGTGCCATTGGACAAGTCGGGTCCACTCAATGGTACCGTATCGCGTCAGTATTCTATTTTAACGGCTAATAACTAATACATCTATGCCATTTCCAACACCAGGAGGAGGAGGAGGTTCCTCATCATCTCTCACCAGAACAATCACACAAACAGCTCACGGGTTCACAGTAGGTCAGTGGGTATACCTTTCCGCTGCAAGTACCTACGCATTAACTGATGCAGACCTGTCACAACCGTCAGACAGCATCGGAGTAGTTTCAACTGTCGTCGATGCTAATAACTTTACTCTGCTAACGTCAGGATATGTTATAGGGCTAACAGGACTCACCGCAGCAGAACCTCATTTCCTCTCAGGAACTCCAGGAACAATCACTGCTACAGAACCAACTAACCCTGCACAGATACGCAAGCCTGTTCTTATAGCAGACACGACTACATCAGGTTGGGTAATCGACCGTAGTGGAACACCAGTAGTCGGACAGACAGCAGTAGTGAACAGCGGAGTGAACACTACTATCACAAATAATACATCCACGGGATCCCTTACGTTTGTGGATGTACCAGGTGGGTCATTTGTTTTACCAGTGGCTGGAACTTATAAGGTAACGTATTCAGTACCGTGCCTTAACGCTGCAGCAAACGGAGTATTTATCCAACTAGCTGATAGTGCCAACGTATCTGTGCCTAATAGCATAGCTTTTCATTCATTGGGCAGTGCCAATAATTACATCAGTATCTCCCAGGCGGTCTTGATAACTGTTACAGCTGCAACCACATACAAGCTGCAATTCAGAGTGGGTGGTGGTACAGGTTTTATTGCAAACAGTACAGCTAACGGAAATGCGACGATTGTTTGGACCCAGCTAGGTGGCACACCAGTCCCAATGAGTATGGCTGGAGAGCATGGTGAAGTAGCACTCACCTCAGCTGATGTGACAATTACCACGAGTGCGACAGATATTTTATCATTTACAGTACCAACAGCTGGAATATGGCGAATACTTGCAAACGTACAACTTAATTATTTGAGTTCTACTCTTGGTTACTTATGGCTGTCTGATAATAGCAATGCAGAGCAACCATTTACGCGACAGTATATGCAGTCTGGTACCTCAACGGCTAACTTAGGAATTGCTCAAACATTGGTTTCGACAGTAGTAACCTCTGGACCACAAACATTCAAAATACGAGGCTCAACTGGTAGTGCAACCATGATAGCATATAGGTTTGCAACACCACTTAACTCGTCATCAGGTGGAACAAGAGTTGTGTTTGAGAAGATGAGCGGGTTTATCCCCACGACCGGTAGCACGGTTGACTATGTGAATGCGAGAATAACATCATCTACGACGATACTGGCGGCAGCTGCTAATACTGCAGCTGCGAATATTCCGTTTGCCACTTACTCAGGAAATATCCCCAACACTTCGGGAGTGTTTAGTCTTACGGCAGGGAAGACGTATGCAATATCCGGTAGGATTTATTTTGCTGGTTCCGTTGGAGCAGCTTCTAATGGTTATCTTGTCTATAAATGGGTGGACGCTGTAACCGGGTCAGCATTAGACGCTACTAGCGGGTCAGGAATCATAACATCCTCCAACGGAACTACGCCTTACGCCCAACAAAACCAAGCTAGTATTGTTTACACCCCTGTGGCAAATCAGACCATTGTTTTGAGATTGTTCACCTTTTCTTCGTACACATCTGTTAGCGTAAGCTCGGGTACCGGAGCCAATGCAGAAAGCTCGGCGACCATCGTTCAAATCGGTTCGACCGCGACGACACTAACAACTCGTGTAAATGTTATCAACCGTGGTAAGACAGTAGTCAACTCAATGCTAAATAACACTTGGGTAAAGCATACAAACTGGATTAACATAACCGACCCAACAAACTCAATGAATGTAGCAACTGGAGTGTTTACAGCTCCACGTACAGCAAACTATTCTTTTACAGGAGGTAACTATATACCGAACAACGCAAGCGGTCAGTATGCAGGTTTATCGGTCTACAAGAATGCGGTCACTCAGTTATATTCGGTGATATTCGTAGTAGCTGGTCCAACCAACTATCCCTCAACCTCAGGTGTCATAGAATTAGCAGCAGGAGACACGCTTGAGCTACGAGGGTACAATGGTGGTGCAACAGCAAACGGCAATATCTCCGCATCTGACAACTGGTTTACCATTACTGAAATAAACCCAACTTTCTAAATATATGTCAACATCAAACATATCAACGGTACTCGGTAACATAGCAGCACCTGCATTCGTAGGGTCTACATCAGGTGCTCCAGGAGTGATTGGTCTCGTACCAGCTCCTGCAGCTAACCCAAACGAGGCACGAGTACTAACTGACGCAGGTACATTTCAAGGGCTGTCAACAATCCGACCGACTCTTGATACACCACCAAAGATAACTCGTTTCATTATTCCAGGGGTGTTCACCTTTACGCCAGACCCACTAGCCAAGTATGCAATGGTAGAAATAACAGGCGGAGGTGGATCAGGTGCAGGATGTGCAGCGACAGGAGGTTTACAAAACTCAGCCGGGTCAGGCGGAGGTGGCTCTACTTATCTTCAAATGAGGGTGTCAGCAGCCCAAATGGGTACAGCAAATAGAACAGTAACGGTCGGAGCTGCAGGCGTGGGAGGTACAGGAAACGGTACAGCAGGAGGTACGTCATCTATCGATTCGATGATGATTACTCCAGGAGGTTCTCCAGGTACAACTGTGGCACCATCAGGAGGCGAGATTGACCAAACTGGTGGTGCAGGTAACTCTAGTCAGTCTTTCTCTGGGGCTGCTCTTATCAAGTCCATCACAGGGCAACGAGGAGGCACGACCGCTTGCAACTCAGGAGGTTCATTTAGGACCGTAGGTGGTGCAGGAGCATCCTATCTAGGTCTAGGAACACTGGCTAGACCAGTAAGTGGAGCTGGTGGTATTAAACTAACAGGACAGACAGGAAGTGGATATGGTTCAGGCTCGTCAGGTACGTTCAACTCAGCATCCCAGACAGCAACCTCAGCAGTAGATGCACAAGATGGAGCAGTGTTTATCGTAGAGTACTACCAGTAGTATATGAAGTGCAACCTCGACAACAAAGAATGTGGCGATAAACACGAGCTGTTGCTTCATCTGGTCGGTGACCTAACGAGGGACGTGACACATCTACAGGAGGAGGTCAATGACTGTCACACATTTATTACTCAACTGAAAGGTGTGTTGGCAGTATTCCAGTGGGTATCAGCGAGTGCTATTGTTGCGATAACTATCTACCTAATCGAAACGGTTATTGTATAATAGATAGGTATGCACCAAGCATTACAAGTAGTACTATTTATAAGCCTATCCTTAACCATAATAATATTTATGTTAAACCAAATTTTCCAGCAGTTTATTCAGGTATACAATAATATAAAATCACAGGTTATTAACCTGAACGAACGTGTAAATGGTATCGATGCTCGCATGTCTAGTTTTGAGCAAATGCTCAATGAGGTACAGGCTCGCCAGAATAACTCAGAGTCTATCGGCGACCTCTCAGGAATCCATCAACAGCTTGACCAGTTGATGTAATATGGAAACTAATGAGAGGGACTTAGAATGCCGCATCGATAAGCTCAATAGGATACTTGATATTGCTCTCCTCGTCTCTCTCGTAGTAGTGTTAACACTAACAATCCTATGACAAGAAAAACATTTCAAAGTTTCTACCCTGATAACAAAGGAGCACTGGACTGCTATGACCTCATTAAAAAAGCTCTCGAAGAGTTTGGTATCATGTCAGACAATACTCTGCTAGGAGCAATCGCTACTGTCAGAACAGAAGTCGGACGAAGTTACCGACCTATCACAGAGATAGCATCAGGTGTGGCTTACGAGGGACGGAGAGATCTAGGAAACTTCATCAAAGGAGACGGAGTTAAGTTCAAAGGACGAGGATACCTCCAGTTGACTGGAAGAGCGAACTACGCACACTACGGTAAGCTGATTGGTGTAGACCTTGTCTCAAACCCAGAACTAGCTAACGACCCTAACAACTCTGCTCGTATCCTGGCTGTATACTTCAAAGACAGAAATGTCCACACAGCATGCGACAAAGGACAGTGGGAAACAGTACGTCGTTTAGTAAATGGAGGGCTTAATGGCTATGAGACATTCGAGAAAGTTATTGCTGACTTTCAAGGACGTATCGCATTAGAAACACCACCACCTGTAAAAGCTAAACTACCTGATATGAAACACAAGACGTACGTCGGAATACTCCTACTCCTCCTATCAGCACTTGAAGCTCAAGGACTTATACCTAATATAGGACCAGCAGGTTACCAAGAGATAGTGGGGTACGTCTCCACAATCATCGGAGCAGCCGTAGCTATCTACGGGCGACTCGATGTTGGCGAGAGACTAGCAGTAGCTACAGGGGGGCAGGACTCTTAATCATAATTAACACTTAACAGTAAACTATAAACCATATGATAACCAAAAACTCAGTAGTAATCATCATTGTAGTAGCAGTACTTGCTATCGCACTGGCATTCATTATAAAGAAACCAGACGTTGAAATCGTACCGATCAACACTGCTGCTCCGATAACTGCAACCGTAGTTACCCCTGAGACAGTAGTGGCTCCACTTGACGAAACGGTGAAGACTAACTAAACACAATAGAAGCCCACTATCCACTAGTGGGCTTTGTGTTATACTATTAAGGTAGGCACGAGCGAAAGCACGTGCATATATCGCCTTAGACCTTGTGTCTAGGGTACAGGGAGCTCTGGTGGGAATTCCTTGTACCCTGAATATGAAGTTATCTCTACGTGCTATCGGACTCTACTCCTTATTACAAAAGCCTAAATACATGGCTGAGATTATTGAGTTAACAACAGATATGGAGACGGCAGTCATCGGGGCTTTCAATGAGTTAGTAAAGAACAAGAGAGGTGTGCTCCTCAACGACATGTACTACGCTACAGAAGAACACGGGTCCATGGAGCTAAAAGAGAGGTTCCATAAGCTTTTCGTTATGACTCGGACATACGCGATTATACTGTGGTGGTATGAGGAACTTATCGAAACACTGGGGTATAATATAGACTTCGGGGACGATCATAATATGAGAGAGATGGTGGAGCGTGAGTACGCTACAGCAAGAGAACTCTCATACAAAACAACCGACCAAGACCTATATGAATCTTTCAAAACTATGGCGAAAAATATGGACAAGGACGAGAAGACTATACCTCGTCTGTCTGGATTGTTTGACTACTCCAAGAGAATTGACAGGTAGTCCAGGAGCTGGACTACGAAAGAACATCGATGATATCACTTCGAACGTACTGACGAACAAGCAACTAGGTTCGCATATCGAGAGAATAACAAACAACTTTTACTCAGAGATTGCAAATCAGCTCGCAGTGCTCTCGTGGGACCTGTTCAACAGGACCCATAACAGAGAAGTCGTGACTAAGTTTATGGATATAGCCTACTCTCTCGAATGCGAGTGGCGAGCTGTACACGTGAAAGAGTTACTATTCTGCAGACTGGTTAACCCAGATTCTTTAGATACGGTAGACTTCATGGAGATATACACACTGGACAGTAAGTACGCCTCCATGTTTGTGAAGCAATTGAAGTCGCTGCCTTATCGTGAGTACCTCACCACAAGTTATTGGAAAGCTATCCGTAGACGTATGCATCGGATATACAATGGTAAGTGTGCACACTGTGAAGAAACACAGCACTTAGAGGTACACCACATGTGTTACAACTTCCTCGGTGAAGACCACCTACACCTTGATAACCTCATTGTCATGTGCAGGGCACATCACCAGCGATTCCACGATATTGATAACATGAAGAAGCAGGTAAAAGAAAAGAAGTGGGGCAAGGTGGGGCAATAGAAAACCGTGATTTCTCACGGTTGTGTTGTTTAGTTAAATAGGGCGACAAGCATTACGGAGAGTATACCAGCGAGTAGGAATGTACTTACTATTGTGAATCCTGTGATTACTCGGGTGTCTACTTTTAGATATACTGGCTGGAAGACGGGTGCTTTAGCAACAGCCTTTTTCTTAGCTGGTGCTTTTTTTGTTTGGTCGATCATACCGATGGATTATAACACACAAGCCCACCTAGTCTAGGTAAGCCGCTCTAAGGGCTACTGTAGGAACTTAATCTACGGCACACCTTGACCAGTATACCTTAAAGGGTATACTATATACGCGGGGGGCGGAAGTGGAGCAATCCACCTATGTCACTCAAAAAGGTACAGCTAGCTTAAGATAGCCACGCCATTTAGAACATCCTATTGCAAGAGGGTGTTTTTTGTTACATAATACATTTGAGTTCAGGTCGATCTGAACTCTTTTCAAAAATGCATGTTCATGACATGCTTTTTTGATTGCGTAAGGTATAATACGAGTATATGAAAAGCGTAACAGAATTAAGAACGGTATATGCAGACTTTACTCGTAATTCCAATACTGCTCACGTGGACAAAGGAATAGACGCTATCAACAACGCAGCTTACCGTAGGCTTTATGGATTTGATTATACTTTTTTGGAGCAGACCGAGATAGTAAACACTATAGCTTCTTTAGCAACATACCCAATACCTATCAACGTAGGTAAGATTAGATCCGTGTCAGCACTGGTGGGTACTAGCCAGAAGTATGTACTACGAGAAGTGGCTACACGACAAGAGTGGGACCAATTATTTTATACACCAGTGGAGTCAAACATACCTGCATGGTTTTACATTGAGAACGACACGATTAGTGTGTACCCAATACCTTCTGATTCCAACGTACCTATCTACTTGAACTACAAAAAGAAGATGTACCCAGCTACACAACCAGACTTTATCAACAACAACCTCCAGTTTACTAATGGGTCAAAGGTGGTGATGCTAACCGCTGGGGTACTTCCAACATGGATAAATATACAAGGATACGTAACCGACGAGAACGGTAGAGCATACAGTATCTCCACCAGGGATAGTGCTGTTCAACTAACGCTACACCAGAACTACCAAGGTGATACAGGGGTAAAAACTACTCTTATCTCGCAAGGATTGCTCTTCCCAGAAGGGCTAGAGTATCTACCCTTATACGATGCTGTCTCTGATTACTACCTGTCTCAAGAGGGTAAATTAGACGCCTCAAACCTATGGAAAGCCCGGGCAGATGAACTAGTCGCAATGCTTAACAGTGAGTTCGGAATGAAGACGACTGACCTACATATTGTCATTAGAGACAAAGGTGGTTACGATCGATACAATCCGAACAACTACCCAGTTATTTGACATAATATATATATGTTGTACCATAACCATCAAAAAACAAGTTTAAGTATTGAGGTGCAGTGTAAAGCCTGTTCTACAATTTTCTATACAGTAAAGTCTAAGCAAGAAAGAGTTAAGTACTGCTCTAAGGCATGTAAGTTTCAAGGTATCCCCTTAGAGGAAAGGTTCTGGAAAAAGGTAGATAAAACAAGTACCTGCTGGTTATGGACTGGAGCTAAAGTGAACAACGGATATGGTGTGGTAGCAAACAAATACTCAAATATAAGAGCTCATGTGTATTCATATGAACTAGAAAATAAGGTTAAAGTTCCTAAGGGGATGCTTATATGCCACAAGTGTGACGTACCGTCCTGTGTGAACCCTGACCATTTGTTTATGGGTACGTCACAAGACAACTCGGATGACATGATCAAAAAAGGTAGAAAAGCTGTTGGTGTTGCTACTAATAGGGCTAAGCTAACACCGAGTAGTGTTAGGAGTATGCGTAAGATGGTATCAAAAGGAATGTCTGACATTTCTATCTCTAAGGTGTTTAATGTTTCATCTGGGACAGTCTGGCAAGTTAAAAACAATAATGTGTGGAAACACGTAACATAGTATGGCTCGTTTCAAAGAACAACTTGAAAAGTTTGACGCTTTGGTGACTAACCCATTTGGAGAGAAAGGAGCAGCTGCTTTCCAGCACCTAAGTAACGACCCTGGTGCCACTATTTTATATCCCAACAACGCAAGAGTCTCAGCGACCACCAAGATACCAGGTTTCCCAAGTGACATACGACGTGCACTGGTGGTTAGCTCAAATGGTTCTCAGAGTGGTAAGGCTGCAGTACTCTATGCAAACAACATTGGCTTTGTGGACCAAGACAGCTTTACTGTTTCGGCACAGGCTTCAGGAATGGCTAACCCGTCTACCACCATGTTTACCGAATTCGACGGTGGTCTTTACTATGTAACACCAGGTGGTACCGACCTCCGTAGGTTCGACATCAACACTAGCGGTAATGTTTCATGTAACACTACTGTTGGGTACACCTCCGCATACTCAGCGGTTGCTTCATACATCAACGCTCTCATAACCGCATACAATAGTAACTCTACGACAGATGTCTACATCACCTACGCAGCTACAACTACAAACCCTACACAGAACCAAGTTCTCTCACCCGGTACACGTATACCATTCCCGGTGGTGTCTATGGATGAGTATAAGAACTATGTGGTAATGCTCTGTGAGTACAAGACAGGAGCAATGGTTACCTTTTACGACGGTAAGAGTTCGCTCCCAAGCTTCTTTGAACCTGTTCCACAAGGGATACCGTTATTCGTCAGAAACGTTAACGGTTACTTACTGGTGGTAACATTCGACAAGAATGTGAACAGTAGGACTTTGATAATATCTGTATTTGATGGAACCAAGTTTACAAAACTATTTGAATACAAGAAGTACAACCCATCCGTATTTGCCGTAGACTTGCATGACTCTGGTGCTACTGTTGACGACGGGTCCCTCTACTTTACCGGACGGTTCTGTGAGCAACATGGTATGTGGAAATTTAACGTAGAGACCAACGAACTCACACTGGAGAGTTACTACGACAATGGCGGTATAGCGACATTGGTAAATTACAGTCTGTACAACACTTTGGTGCTTCCAAGCCAGATAGGGTTAGTGATGAACACTACCGGTGCCACGCTATACCAGAATGATTTCAATAATTACTCAGTTGTCTCACCTATGTACATCACACGTCGGTTTGATGGTGGTGCAAAGAACATAAAGAAGAAGTGGTTGTCAGTTGGATTAACCACACACACTGGATTCGATGAGGTATCTTCTATACCTGCAAACAGGAGCATCCTTGTAGAGTACCGTATCGATAACACTACCGCCTGGACCACTATGGGTACTCACACTGCTAGTAACGAAGTGTTCACAGAGTTCACTTATGAGAACACCCAGATAACCATAACTGACTACCACACCATACAGTTCAAGCTCACTTGGACAGGTCTTAGTTACCTTGATGATTTTTATGTAACGCATGATGGACTACCAGAAATAGAAAACTAATATGGAGAATCACCTAGAACCTGTTAACTTCAAGTTGGACACGTCCTTCTTCAGAGCTGGTAACCAGAACTATACACAGTATGGACAGGTGTTTACCGTGTACCACAGTATTTCAAAACGGAGACCTGTTAATAACACTATCACCATACCTGCCCAAACCATACCTGCGAGGTCTGTGCCTGTCACTGGTGGTGGTGGTGGAACAGTAAACATACCTGCCTACATCATACCTAGTTACTCGGTACAAGGTCCAGAACAGTCTCAATTCGAGTTGTTCTACCCGTTCTTCATGGTCCCATATGGTGCTTCTGCAGGGTTAGACCCGTTCGAGAACGGTTGGTTAGGTGACAAACCTGTGACACTAGTAGGGGGGACAATGGCTGTATCACCTGTTGGAGGGGCTTTGGATTCTGTCATAGCACTTGATGTGCGTGTACACGGACCAGGTGTGCCAGTATGGCCGATACCTACCAACCCTGGTGGGTATGTAATAGCGAGTACCTTTGCAACTTCAGCAGGGCACCAAAACACAGCTCGAGGTCTCGTACTGGACGACAGCCCACAGGTTCGTACCATTAGCCGAGGAGACAGGCTAGGTGTATATCCTGATTTTGGCTTTACGCCACCTGGTAGTATCGAGTTCGATTCCATTCTTATTAGTCTGCAATTTCTTATCAATTAATGTACAATAGGATTATATGATAGCTAAAACTAACCCTTATAAGCAAATACTTGGAAAAGGTCTTAACGCATTATCACAGACTAAATCGATGCTACCAAAGTTTGGACCTATGATTGCACCAGTAGCTGGTGCGATGTCATTTGCAAACAGTCTGACCAAATCTGCATACAATAAGTTTTCAGCTCCTGTGGCTCCTGTGGCTCCTGTATCGACCGGAACTCCGTTCAACATACCTATGGGGCAAACTATGGTAACGAACCCACAGAACATACCTGCAGGGCAAACAAATCCTTTACTGTCAGGTGCACCTCAAGCGCCTCAAGCGCCTCAAGTAGCACCAACGATGGCACCACCCCAGCAACCAGGTGGCATGATGGCTCCTCCAGTAGCTCCTCCAGTAGCTCCAGTGCAGGCAGGTGGGGTTATGCCACCAGTCGGTGGAACTACAGGCACCACCACAACCACAGGTGGTGTTAATAGTGGGCTGCCAGAGTTTGTTACGGCTACCCCAGAAGAACTAGCGCTACAGCAGAGCTTGGCGACTAAGAAGTCTCAGTTCGCACAGCAGTACGAGGACATCTTTACACCATCAGGTATGAAGACTATGGCTGGTGCTACAGGACTCGCTGGTATTATCGGTGACCGATCGAAGATGGACCAAGCTAATATCGTAGACGAATTAGCTGTAGCGTCTGGTAACAGAAAAGAAAAGAACAACTTCAACCAGAAGAACTTTGAGAATCAGCAGTCACTGGTGAACAGTGCATCTGAGCAAACACGATGGGACAAGGAGATGGCATTTAACCTAAAGAAATTTGATGCAGAGATGAATATAAAAAGACAAGAGATGCAGATATCTCGTGAGAAACTGAGCAGAGGAGAACCATTATCTATAACAGACCAGATAAAGTTGAACGAGTTCACACAGAAACAATCTGCCGACAGGCAATCAGCAGAGACTGCAATTCCTGCACTTAAAAGGCTCCTACAGTATAAGGGTTCAGCTATAGCAGGGCGTGACTTCAGTAGTGGAGCTAGTAGAATGGCAACGAAGGGGCTGACATGGACGTTTGGTGGAGAAGGAAGAGCCTTCTATGACTTAAAGAACCTGATTGGAGCTGACGCTCAGTTACAAGCGTCAGCAGTATTAAAGGGAGGAGGTTCTATTTCAAACTTAGAGCGTGCAATCTTGGCTAATAAAACCGGTTTGAACGCTGCTACGGCAACAGAGTACTGGGCAGCGGTAGAGAAGACGTTAGCCCAGGTAGAGCGAGAAGCATATGGTGCTCAGGATATGACCAATGAACAGTTATTAGCTGAGTACTCAGCTCTTGCTCAATAGTTATGAACCCTAATGATACAAAAAGACTTGCTCTGGAAAAGGAAATGGTACGAAGGGGTATGGGGTCTTTCGGTACTAGCAAAACTAAAAATAAAAGTCTACTAGGTGAGACTTTTGATACATTGGTAAAGAAACCATTTAACTACGGAGTAGACTCAATGAAGAGAGCAGCTGGGTTTATAGGTAACGACTTAAAAGGTATCGTACCAAGTGCAGTAGACTCGTACACTAAAAGTGGTGGTGATACAGTCGCAGCTAATATGCAGTTCGCTAGTAAAGCCATTGGAGCTGCTGGTAATGTACTACCAAATATCGCAGCTGGGTACTTCCCAGAGACTGCGAGGAAAGTACGAGAAGGGCTAGGTGGTGCGCTGGGACCAGTAATTCAAGGGGCAACGGATATCTATGACGAGAAGGTTCTTCAGAACATAGACGACCCGGCGCAACGTGAACGAGCCCGTGTAGCTCCTGGTCTTGTTCTGAACACTGCAGGAACAGTGGCTGAGTTTGGTGGTCTCTCAAAACTACCGGGTCAGCTGAAAAGAGCTGGTACAGCGTTAGATGATAGTACTGATGCGATAAAAGGAAGGCTTAATAAAATTGGACCAGACGGAGGAAGTGGTGCTCCACCGGCTCCACCAGCTCCACCAGGTTTTGTAGCAGGTCAGTCGCTTGTTGATATGTTTGGACCGATCAGGTCACTGCCACAAGAGCAACAAAGGTTCGGGACTAAAGGGCGTAGACCTGGTGAGAAACTGATAGCTGCTCAGTCGCCTACGTATGGTTCAGCTGAACTTATGGAAGAAGCTGTTTCATCGATTAGGAAGTACAGTTCAGAAGAAATGCCTGATGGCGTACCTTTCAACGGAGACACCTTTGGACAAGCAGCACCAATAGCTATACAAAATATGGCTAACTCGACTGACAGAATACTTCAGCAGTCTGGAATACATCTATCAGGAGCAGATGAGTTTCATAATATACTTAAAGCCACAGGGGACGCAATAACGAACAACCCAACTAAGTATGGTATTGAAGGTTCCCGAGCTTGGGAAAATATCTTAAAAGAATGGGAATTTATTGATTCGTATGCATTTAGTGTCGATGGTAACGGAGTATCTCTATTTGGTTTGAAAGAATTACAAAGACGGGTAAGACAACTGAGGCAGGAATCAGGTGGTTTCAAAACAAACAGTGGTAAAGGACCTAATCCAGTAGCTGATGTGTACAAGAAGGTTGATGACGCTTTATCTGGTAAGATAATGACACTACTCTATGAACAGTCTCCCGATCTCGCAAATGCCTACAGCTCCATAAATAAAAGTGCATCAACTGTATTAACATTAGGTGACCACTTATACGAAGCACTAGCAGATTACGCTAAGTCAAAAGGTATCGACTTTGAAGGAGCCTTCAATGACAGAAGTCTCGTATGGGGACTTACCTCAGGTAGCCCAATGTACGCAGGTGTTATTATTGGTAGTAAAGTGATGCAAGACTTAATAACTGGGTTCTTCAAAAGACTTAAGATGGATAAAGCACTTGAATCAATAGGTCAAAAGGCAGACCTTGAATCAAGTATTGCTCCTGGAATAAAGGCAGCTGAGATGGTTGTTCCCGTTCAAGCTGCGACAGGTAAGCTGAGAGGCTACCTTGGTAAGAACGAACCAGGTAGTACCCAGTACCAAAAGCTACAAGAAAGTGTTATGAACCAACAGAAAGCTGCTCAGCAAGTAGCCCAGAAAGAGGCTGCACTTACACAAGGAGAAGATGCTTTCAAGCAACGTAACCTACAGATGAAGAACCAACAAGTTGATGCAAAGCAACAAGCTATGGTAGACAAGAAAGCAGCAGACCAAGAGAAGGTAATGAGACAGCAACAAGATGACCAAATTAAACGAGCAGCGGAGCAGGACAAGTTGGTACAAAAGCAACGAGTTGATGCTGACAAGGCGGTACTCGATAAGCAAAAGCTAGACACAGCTACAGAGATGGATAAGATGAAATTGGAAAAGGCAAAGCTAAAGCACGAGGCAGACCTGAAAGCTATCAAAGAAAAAGAGAAGGCTGCGGCTGCAGCTGCAGCTCTGAAGGCTAAAGGCAAGCTAGGTCCCATAAAGAAACCAGCAAAAGCACCAGCAAAGAAACCACTTGGCAAACCAAAAAAGTAGGAGCAATCCTACTTTTTTAGTATCTTATCGATTATCTTTTCTTTATCATCAATGCTCTGGACGTACTCGAGTGCCTTGTCTATGGTGGTGATACCTGATATGACAGACTTAGGACCATACTGCTTACCACCTTCATTGGTGTGTCCGTAGGACAGTATGGTGCCTTTACGAGTAACCCAACCCCACTTGTCTCCATAGATATTCTGGATGAAGATGAGCCCGTAGTGCATACCGATAGGTATCATGATGCTGTACCCGTACTGATATGCCCGTGTCTTGTAGTGGTCCAACTTCTTCTTGTCTGCGAGTAGCATTGCTATATCTCCCTTGATTACGATTTCTTTTTCCATATTGTCCAACTATACACTACTACTGACCTGTGTCAAGTAGAGAGTACCACCCATCTTTGTATCTCGCTCCGTTTCCATGACTGCTCGAATAGCTCTTGGGTAGGCAATAGTAACTGCATCTGCTCATCATCTGCCCACACCAGTACAAGATACTTTTTTCTACAGAGTACGATGTCTACAAATTTATTGTGTAGTCCGATGTCTCGTATCTTGGTACCAACGAGACCTTCTGAGAGCAGGGTGAGTACTTGGTTCTTCTCCATTATGGCTGGGTTGAACGTACCTCCACGCACCAATTTAAGCTCAATAGCCCCGTCTACGTCGTGGTCTTTCAACCAGTCGTAAACGGGGCTATAGTAATCCTTTTCTACCTTAGAACGGATCTGCGTCTTTGAGCTTTTTACCTGCCTCGATTTTGTCTTTGATGAACTCAGGGAAGGTGTCATAAATATCTTTATCAGGGTTTTCTGCATCGAAGAATACGAGAGGGTTTACACGGTCACCGACAGTTAGCCCTTTCATCATAGGAGAGTATCCTTTGATGTTGTTGTACTCTCCACTTTCTGTTACGTCTATTGAGAGCATCAGGGTCTTGTCGAGTAGTTGTTCTATCTCCATGTCTGGGTTGCTCGCATCCTCTGAAACAGCTTTACAGAGCTTTGTCAGTCCTGCTTTCGCATGAGAGGATAGAGTTTCTTCTTTGGAGAATACATACGGCTGAGGTCCTTTGTCTGCATTGAACACGTATGTTTCTGATGGTACCTCGAATGTAATTCGTACTTTTGGTTTGATGCTTTTAACACCTTCCCACTCGTTCTCTTGCAATCCAATAGATAGGATAGACACGATACGAGCTGCGTAGGTACCTGGGTCGATTACAGGAGCTTTGTTATAACTTTTTTGTGCTGGTATTTTCATACGTTTAATTGGTTTAATTGGTTTATACTTATGACTGACTTGTCATATGTCAAGTATACACTACTTTCGCTTAGATGCAAGTAGCCATCTTTTATAATCTTCTGGTACCTCACTGAGCTTATACCCAATGTGCATACCGAAGTCGAGTACTGGGTCGAGGTAGACTGATATGCTTTTACACTCCATGCAGACGAGGTGGTCAAAATGGTCCTGTGACAACTCCCACTCTTTACATTCTTCACACCACCATACATCGTAGTTAAGCGGATGCTTAAAGACCGTGTCGGGTACCGACTCAAAGTAGTCTGCGCAGAAATCAAATCGTTTCTCTGGTCCATAGTCTAATCTTATTTGGTGGTAATCTTGCATAGGTGTTCTGCGTCGAGCATTACGAGGTCTAAGTCTTTACCGTTCTGTAGAGCTGTAAGCATGGTCTGGTCTACAGATTTGTATCGATTCAGGTCGTATTTACACATGAGGAAGTAGTAGTAGTTTGGTTTAAGGAACTTCTTCCTATCTATTCTACCTTGTGACTGAATAAATGATACATACTTAGGTGAATAGCTAAAGTATATAGCAGTGTTGTGGTATGGAGCCTCCCAACCTTCTGCAGTGTCAATCTGGACCACATACATAGGTGTATCCTCTAGGTCGACAATGGTGTTCTTAGTACCATGTGAGAAGGGGATACCGAGTTCTTTGGCGATCCATTCCACTTCAAGCTTGTAGTAGGCAAAGATTATAATCTTACCCGTGTTTAACTGGTCTATAATATCTTTGACTGCCTTGAGCTTATTAGGATGTCGGTTCTCTAACCGATACACATCATGGTACGAGTTGATATCTAACTTACGCTTGTCTAACTCACTCATCTTGATCGGAACCTCCACGGTCTCGTAGATGTTGTGGGTAGTATCAGCTGGTACGATATCACACAGTACATGAAGTCTTTTAAGTAACTTCTCTTTTGTGTGGCTATCACGAGCTTGTAACCATCGTGAGGTTGGTCCCATCTTTACCAACTTGGAGAATGACGCACGCCACTCAATGAAGTTGGGTCGTAAACCAAACAGCTTGTAGTAGGTGTACACATTTAACCAAGTACTTCGGTACGGTGTGGCAGTAAGAAGTAGTAGGCGAGCGGTCTGGTTGAGACCCCTTAGCTTTTCTAGTTTCTTGTACAACCCTGAGGTGTACATACTAAAGTGCTGAGCCTCATCCACTATAATTCCATCGTAGTCGCTCTCGAGCACATAGTGGTCCCTGAACCACTCTTTGGTTACGATGGTGATAATGGGTGTGTAGAACCTAATCTCTCTAGCCCATGTCGCCTGGACCTTCTTGGGGCATATGATGAGTACATTTCGACAGTCCTTGAGACACTCTAGAGCCGTCACAGTCTTACCTTTGCCAGTAGCAAAGTTCAAGATCCGTTGGTCATGTTTTGCGAGTATAGTCTTCACTTGGTACTCGGTTAGCTCTAACCCTGATTTACTTATCATACTCGGACAACAAGTCTTTGTTACTGTGCACGATACACGACGCCTTTATAACCGCTGTGGTGAACATAAACCTGGTATTCTCCATGTCCGCCTCGCTGTACTGCACTTCGTAGGTATGGTGGTTACCTGTCTCCACTCCATCATCCATCTCGATAGCTACGACTCGGAACCGAGGTATCAAGCCTGTAAGTTCGTACACCGCTAGACAACCTAGCCTGAATTGGATATGCCCAAAGACAGAACGCTGGTTCCAATTTGTCGTCCCATTCACATCGTAGGTCTTGTCGTCTTGTAGCAGTGTGTAGTCTTCAGAGATACTATCTGGTCGGGTATAGAGACACACTTTGATATCACTACTTGTAAGTGTGACAGGCACTATCAAGTGCTTTTCTCGTTTCTCCAAAGAGGGGTACTTGTTGATATACTCTTCGTTGAACTCTCTCTTGTCTGCGAACTCTTTACCAACTCGTATCGCTTTGATATGGCTCAGGTCCATCTTGTTACCCTTGATGTAGTGTTCCACCCAACGCTCTTGGTTTGAAAGCATCTTGATAGAGCTGTACGAAAGATAACCATTGGGAATGACATAGTCAAGAGAGCCACCTTGGTTGACTCCTGCGTCTTGCCATTTCTCGTATTTGTTCATATTAAAGCGTTACTATCTTCTCGTACATCAGCTCACATCCTGGTACAGGGCTACCTGACTTGATAGACTCTTCAATCTTCGCAGTGTTAGGTAACATGTATTCGAGTGGTATCAGATGAACATCCACGATGCGTAAAGAACACTTGGTTCGGTACTTAGCAATAGGAGCCACCATAGCTCCTACGGTCATATCGATCGCTGGGCTCAGGCTGTTCTTAATGTACTCAATACGACTTTTAGCTCCTAGCTTTATGGTTCCGATAGTCTCCTCGATATCACGATAACGGTCTCGTATCTCCTTAATCGCTTTGTTCAGTGGAGCCGTAAGTTTCTTCTTATCTTCATCTATCAGTTTCTCTGCATGTGAGGCTTTCTTGTATAACTCGTATGACTCTTCTTCTGTTAGACGGTTAATCTCATCAGATGTGTACACCACCATACTACTCATCACATCTGTTATTGACATAGAGTTTCAAGTGTCCGATCGAACTCCGAAAGGAATAGGGTTGGTAATGGTATCCCGTCGAGACACATGTCGTTCATACCCTCAAAGGAGAGGTCTACTGTACCGTTTTGTAGGTCTATACAGACTTTGAATGTACCAGGATGTGAAATAATCTCATCGTTCTGACCCATGTTAAAGTCACCCTTATACTGGATAAAGATATGATGACCACATATATCTCGCTCTATGATGTCTGCCTTGTTAATTGGTGTGTAAGCACATAGTGCCTCTTCGATAGCTTGTGCTACTTTGAATGTTTCCATATAGTTTATTGTTTATTTTCTTATTATGTCCACGACTAATGGACCTACCTAGTATATCATATAGTTAACGCATGTCAAGTTATATGATACCAAAAACCGTAGGGTATAAGCCTACGGTTGAGGTCTGTTCTTGCCTAATCTTCTTCCGATGCAGTCTTAGCCAATACCTCCACTACTGCTGACAATAAGTCGCTGTTCGATGTTTTCAGCATGTGGGAAGCCCTGAAGCCTACACCGTCAACGTCTTTTCTACCGAACACCACGAAGTACTCTTTGCAGTCATATTTTTTGAATGCCGCCTCTATCTCCTTGGATAAGTTAACCGCTTTTACAAAGTCAGGTCGAGCTGTTAATTCAGGGTCGTTAAGATGTTTCATAATTATGTGGTGGGTAGGTGAACCTTTTATTATCATTGATAGACTTATCTCTGAACATCCGAACTCGTGTGACCACACATGGTTCACAAGCCCCTCCGCACACTATTTTACAGTGACAGTACCTGCACGTGTGAAATACCTTATTCATGTTACAGGTACTTGTTAATAAGGTAGTACGCAGCAGCGATTACGATGACGATACGTATCAACATCTTGATAGGTGGGCTCATAGGGATGTATTGTTCAATGAAGTACAACACCATCCCTACAATGGCAAGGCTCAAGATTTCTAAGATGAGTGGTTTTAACATATGATTATATTATATCATTATTCTGTGCTAAATGTCGTAACCTTTTTCTTTTAATGAAATCCAAGCATGTACCTCTACTGTGGTTCCTACGAATAGTGGGTCACTATTGCTACCCAATGTGTACACAGCGTACTGCTTATCATGCCAGAGTCTTATCTTGTATTTGTTCATAGTTATTTCTTCCGTCTATTAGCTAGTAGTTGTTTGTGTTCCTCTCTACGTTCGTAGTTGGTCGATACACCTTCGACAAATCGAGTAGGCTCACCAGACCTTATAAGGTTCTGAGCTACTACAATGTCAAAGTTCTTAGCTATAGCATCTAGGAGTTTCTCCTTTGTGCTTTCTGCACAGATACCTTTACGCATAAGGCCAAAGTGTGCTTTGTACTCTGCCTCGGTCATCTGATGTCTTTGAAACACATGGGACATAGGTTTTTTATAAAATTTCCCACATAGCTTACATTCAATCTTGCCACCTTTCTGTGTCGATGCAATGTTATCGAAATACCTTAGTTGTGCCTCTGCTCGTTTAAGTTTGGTATTAGGAAAACTTTCCCTGCACTGCAAAGAACAAAATAGTTGGCTGTTTGACCTTGGACTCATTGCTCTTACGCAGTGTAGGCAGTTTTTCATATAGTTAGTAGCTAATTGTTGTTAGTTGTTATGCGACCCTTCCGAAGTCTCCGTGATGTTGCTTGCTCCCCTCTTTGTACAGCTCGTGAGCTTCTTCTGCGGTTGGTCGTGTTCCGAGGTGGATTACCTTACCATTAAGGCATATTTTTGCAATGAAGCCTTTTCCATTTCGGAAAACACCCTTGTATCCTGTGGTGTTGGTAGTCTGCATTCCTCTGTTCATGTTGTTTTGAGATGTCGTGCATAAACGTAAATTGGAGCGTTGATTGTTGAGAGTGTTATTGTCGATATGGTCGACTATTTGTCCTTTCTGTGCGTTCATAATGGCTCTGTGGAGTTTTACTGTTGCCCGTTTGCCATTGATAGTAACATTTCGTAACACTCTGAAACAGTTTCTGTCCCAAGATGCGTACCAGTTATACTGATTCAACTCCTCGTACATGTCGTCATCTACCATAGCGAATTGTCCTTGCGTGAGCTGTATAAGTTTCATAGCTTTATTCCGCATTAACCCCATGCTATTTCTTACCAGCTCGCATCATGAAGAGGGCAACACGGTAACATGCTGACTGAACTTCATAAGTTGTTATGTTCATTTCTCGAGCGATACGTGTGTATCCTGCACCATCTTCAAACTTCTTAGCGATCTTGTAATCGTTAATAGTAGGCGAAGTTAATACTGAACCCATTCTCTGCTTAGAGTTATCTTTATATTGGTCATAGAACTTATCTTGTTCTATTTGTGACATGAATCTTGCGAGTACTTTACCTGCGAAATATCTTTCCTCAAAAGCTCGTTCTCCTAGTCTTTTAAGTGTATTTGTAGTTGTTTTTGTTTTTTTCATATAATTGTTATTGTTAGTTGTTGTTAGTTGTTGTTAGTTTTTTTGTTCACCTCTTATTTTATTCTCATATTCTGAGAGTTGTAGTGACAAGAGTTCATAACTCGTATCATCGGTCAATGCATCAACTATAGTATTATGGATGTCCGTAACCTCCTTAACGATTGAGAAAGCGTCAGCGTCTGAAAGGTTAGGGAAGTGAGACATTAATTCTTCTACTTGCTGTTGAAATGTTTTCATACGTTTTAATATTATTTTGTATTTTTTATCTTGTAAATTTTATAATGATTTTTTACTAATGTTAGATATGATATCTTTCCAGACGGGAGATATGAGTAAGCTCCATAGAATGGTGCTCTCTTATTGAGTTCGTTTAACCAACGAGATACCTTAGTCATATTACTTCTGGATGAGAGCACAAATAACTTATATAGTAGTCGTTTGTATAATATAGTGTTTGTATCAAGTACGGCTCTGTACAAGAATGAAATGCGTGACCAGATGCTATATCCCTTAGATTTTTCAATCTCCATAGGTATGAAGTTTCCGTAGCACACAAACTCTTTATCATCATTACCACCAGTACCATTTTTCCATATCGAGTTGCTATAGACCTTTCCGTCTTCAAATGAGAGGGTTACAGATCTAAGCTCTTCGCTATGTTTGATTGGTATATGTATTTTTAGCATATTGTTTTATAATTATATCTCTTTCGATGAGATAGTTAAAGTCTAGCATATAACTGACAGGTGTCAAGTGGTATATATGCAATACGCATAAATGTGGGGGTTTTCCTATTGCTTTATCCACAGACTATGTTATATTAACTGAAGTCAGGGAAGGCCTGACAATTTATTTTAATTTCTCTACCGAAGTTCGACCCTAGAGACCTGCTTGCAGGTCTTTTTGTATTATCCAGAAATGTGTGTATAATACCCACCAAGTCACATCTCCGTCGAACAGAGGTAGTGACGTATTAGTTAATTTTCGGTGTATACATATATGAATATGGAAAATAGCTCGAATACCGTGTCTGACCCCTTAATGCTTAAGGTGTACAGATACTACGCTGAGAATAGTATCACCACCATACCGCTCCATCCTCTTTCTAGGTGCACCCCAGAGGACCCGATGAGGTATAAGCACCCGATGATATGCCAGTACACCACCATGTCGTATGACTGGTGGTCTGAGGACACGGCTGACTACTCCTTTCAGGTAACTGATGGGTCAAGGAGCATAACACCTGCTAACTGGGAGGTTACAGGGGTCTCAGACGCCATTTCTCGTGGTTGTGGTATTGGTGTGGTTTGTAATGACGGATATGCCATGCTCGATTTGGACCTCCATAATGAGGACCCGAACATCTCACCAACAGACCCCAATTATAAGGGTTTTATTGTAGGAACTAAGGAAGACCTCCTTTCTCGCTTAGAGCAGGTAGGTCACAAAGATGTATCGTTCTCTGCCCGAGGTGGTATCCACATAGGTGGTTCGTCTGATACTAGTAATTATGTTGGTGCCACTATCTCTTTGTTTAGTGGTGATTTTGTTATACAAGGATGTGAGGTGGCAGCCCGAGGAAGTAGACAAATGGTATCTCCACCCACACTTGGAGGTGCTGGATACACAGGTGGTACTGGGTGGCTTGAGATGATAGAAACATGTGCCCCGTTAATGACTATGCCTGCGTTCGAAGTGATATCTTCTGATGGTAAGTCAGATACTAAGGGAGACGGAGCCACCACATACCCATATGATTATGTTACAGGGATGAAAGAGAAGTATCCTCGGAAGTTTGGTGATGTTCTTATATCTCTACGACGCAAGTTCCCCATGTACATGAAACCGAATGGCATCCCCAGAGGTTCTCGTAACAACAAGATGTTTGAACTGGCTAGTGATGTCATACGGTTTACTGAACTAGCTGAGTTTGCTAGTGAGGATGAACGCATCTCGTTCTGTTTGGTGGTCATGTCACACATACGATTGTCATATGTTGAAGATGTAAAAGGATACACCCTTGGTGAGCTAGAAAACTCCGTGATATACAAATACGCAGGTCGCAAGAACTATGAGGATCTGAACGCCTCACTTGGTGTGAGAGATGATAGCTCCTCACAAGAGCTTAGCACCATTGTGAATGCTGGTGTTACTGCGGATGGTACAGCCCTCCCCACATACTACAAGGAGAAACTTGCCCAAGACGCACAGGATCGTCTTGCTGTAGAGATGTATCTCGATAAGCCAGTTGGTGGGGTGGGTGCTGTTACCACCATATCTACTGCATCCCAGCACACACAGTCCCCACAGTCCCCACAGTCCCCACAGAAACCACTGCAGAAACTTGCCAGCTGGTCCGAAAGGTTGTCAACCACCAAGAGTTTCTCCCAGCATATGCAGTTGATATACCCACATAACTTCTATGACGCCTCACGAGGTGTATGGTGGTTGTATGATGAGGTTCTGGGATACTGGAAAGAGTTTGGGGGTACAGGTACAGAAGCGTATATGCTCCAGTTAGTGAAGAACGAACTGTTGCGTAGTGGCGTGATATCCCTTGAGAAGTTCAACAAGAAAGGGCTATGGACAGATGTCTTGACAGATTGGAAAACTGATGTGGCTCGTATGAGTGGTATCAGAGCCAATGAGATGTTGTGGGGTAAGAGTGGTTCCATGAGGAGTAAGGTAGACTGGTTGATAAACGTCCAAAATGGGGTGTACGACGTTATAAATGATGTGTTGCTACCACACTCACCATTGTACGAGTTTGAGGGTGTCATGAACGGTTCTTGGGTTGATATAGGGTATCAGGATGATGTGGTTACTGGGTTTATTGAAAGCATAGCCCTTGGAAGAGCTGATACCTCACTAGCCCTGAGCCATTGTATTGGCTTGTGTTCTGTGAGCACCACATCTGCTGAAGTCATCATGGTTCTTAATGGTGTGCAAGGTTCTGGTAAGAGTACTTTTATTGGTGCGCTTCATTCATTACTAGGGTCACGAGATAATGGTGGTTTTGCGGTTACCAAGACCCTGGAAGACATGGAATCACCACATAGTAGCGAGCATTTCCCTGGAGCCACCATGGTGTCTATCCATGAGGTTGAAAATACTAGGAACAAGTCTGGGAAACTCAAATCCATATCAAGTGGTAATGTTATGACTTCTAATCCTAAAGGTATATCTGAACGAACCTACTATGGTGGTATCCAAATAGTAATCGGTTCTAACAAAACACCACGATTCTCTGACGGTGATGATTCAATACGAGCAAGGCTTCGCATCATCTCTTTTATAAGGTCATATCGAGAAACTACTGGGGCTGACAAGTTCTTGGCTGAGAAACTGGCTACACCATCTGCCCTATCTGCCATCCTTGCTCTGGCTGCGAGTGGGTTACGAGACCTACGGTCAAGGGGTATGCATGTACCACATACTGCTGAGAGCGAGGAGATAATTGAAGAGATACTTCTTGAGAGCGATCCTGTGCTCCACTTCCTGAGTGAGACTGTTACCATGACGGGTGTCTGGGATGATACTGTTCAGAGTGGTGAACTGTACAAACTGTATCAAGATTTTGCACGAGCTGGAGGATATGCACAGAAGAGTGCTAAGAGTTTCACAAGAGATATGAAGTCTCACAGGTGTGCATACTATGCGAGTATTCGGTTTGATGGGGTGGTTAGGGGTGGGTATAGAGGTATGATCTTGAATACTGGGATTTAGGGGGACTATTTGGTGTGATTCTTGTGGTGTGATTCTTGTGGTGTGATTCTTGATTTACCCCTACACTTTTTGGGATTTGGAGAGCCACATTTTGGGATTTGGAGAGACACACCGAGAGGGGTGGTTTTTTGAGAGGACTTTGGGCCATTGACGGAATTGGGATGTGTGGTGAATGTGAAAACTGTAGGGGTTGTAGGGTTATTTGCCCCTACTTCCCATTAGGGCCATATTTTTATTTTATTTTTGTATTTTAGTACTGTTTACCCCTACTCCCCCTACAATAATTATAATAATATTAAATATATCTAGTAAAAGAAGGGAGTGTAGGTATGGTGACAAGGGAAAATGGTGTAGGGGCAAATAAATTTTGCCCCTACTAGCCCCTACTAGCCCCTACAGACTTTTTTCAATTATTGAAGTTCTGGCTGATAGTGGAATTTGACCCTACTGCCCCTACAACCCCTACAACCCCTACAAACTTGACAACCCCTATGCCCTTGTGGTCAATGAGCCCTTACAGATCCCTTATCCCTTACCCCTATAGAGTAGTGTCAAGTGTAAAAAAAATCTTTTGTAAAAAATCAAAATAAAATAAAAAAAATAAAATAAAAAAACACCATACAGGCTTGAGGTATATCAACTGTATACTAACTGTATATACTTGACGTAGGTCAACAGTATGCTATACTTGACGGGTAGTAATAAGGCTACACAATAAAAAATATATATTATATATGCAAGATAAATTTTTGAATGGTCAATACGGGATCGAATTTGAGATGATAAAAAAAGTGAGTGAGCGTATTGGTAATGGTAAATACTTTACCCATTGCGGGGACGGTTCAATTAGTGGTTGCGACAGTGGCGAGCATGGTATCGAATATAAAACTAGAATACTTGACGGGACAAAGTGGCACGTTGTCAAGCGGTTTCTGAATCGGTGCAAAACTGCAGTGGTCAACAGGTCAACAGGTTTGCATATCCATTTCGGTATACATGATAGACTAGATCACGATGAGCGAGTTGTAACACTTGACAGGTTCGAGTTACTAGTACAATTTATCGTAAGGCATGAAGATTTAATATTTTCACTAGTACCAAAGTCAAGGCGTAACAATAAATACTGTAAAAGTATGAAGCCAATAGTTACTGGTATATGTGCTAGATGTAATGGCACTGGTGACTGTGAGCGTGATAGTGATGAGGATTGTGATTGTGATTGTGACTGCACATGTAATGATTCAATACTTGAAAAGTGGACGGGTAGCAGGTATTACTGGGTCAATATTCAAAATGTACCACAACACCATAATGCGCATATTGAAGTGAGACTACACAGCGGGACGTTGTCATATATAAAAACAAAATACTGGCATGACTTGATGTATAAATTTTTACAATATGGATATTATCACCCATATATGCATTTCAAATCACTGCATGATATGTTGGACGGGTTGGACATTGACAAGGTACAGCAGTTGCACTGGTATCAGAGACGGGACATGTTTAACAGTGGTCAAGTGGTATCGAATAGCGATACCGAGATAGAATAATATGTGTGGCATAATTTCTAACTTTTATCACAAACCGATTGACGGGAAGGATAACAAGGCTATCATTGCAAAACAATATTACAAACAGCAGTCACGGGGAACGCAAGGGGCTGGATATATTGTAATAGATAACGATAACAAAATACATGTACATCGAGACAGCAACAACACAAACGCATTGATACAACTAGCAAAATATGAATATGTGAAGGCATGTATTTTTCACCATAGGTTCCCGACAAGTACCGATAATATTGCACAGTGTAGTCACCCGATACATGTATCAATAAAGGGACTTAAATATGATTACTATGTGGTACATAATGGCGTCATAAATAATGATGATGCACTGAAACTGGTTCATAATAAAGAAGGTATTGTATATAATACCGAGCACGTCCAGGTGGACGGCACAACGTACACGTTTAACAATGGTGATACATACGAATCCAACAGTGACAGCACACGATACAATGATAGCGAGGGCATAGCGATAGAGTATGCACGATTGATCGAAAATAAAGTTACAACACTTGAGCATGTTACAGGTAGCTATGCACTCATGGCGGTACAGGTTGACAGGAAGACAAAGAAGGCGGTTGCGGTATATAGTTATCGTAACAGTTTGAACCCATTGAAGTTATCGGGTGACTACGTGTTTTCACTAGCTAGTGAAAATACAGGGACTGATATAGTTGCTGGACGGTTATACACTTGCGACATGCAAGGCGTGATTACTGATAGGCTGGTAATTGAATACTTGCCCGTCACGTCGCAAGCTGGTTTCTATAAGGGGACGACAAGTACCACGTACATGGGTACATTGCCATGGACTGATGATGATGAAGAGTATAATGCACCATATAGTGAGATGGCTGATTATGACAAACTAGATGCACTGTATGACGAATTCAAGCGAGCCAAGACCAGGGCGGACACAAAGCGTATAAAGCGTGAGATTGATACACTGGAGGCAGTACTGTGGCGGTAGAGATGACAAACAAGATACATGCTAGCAATAGCATGTATTTTGTTATGTATGTGATATCGCACAATGTAATAAAAACGATATGCGAAGCGGATAGGAGATGTTAAAAGGCAGTTTTACTTTCTCTTTGACTTCTTCTCCTCACAATAAAAAATTTACCAAAATTTTTCAACGCTTGACCAATTTTCTCGCAAAAAAAAAAAATTTTACACGAAGTTTTATTTTTGCTTAACGGGGGTTAATTGCTTGATCGCACGAAGTGCGTGCAGTCTCGCACGAAGTGCGTGCCCTCTATTTCACTTTTGCCGAGTTTTTGAGCTAACGTACCTCTATGGTAGTATATGGTACATGTTATCCCCGTATTCAGACAGGAACTCAGTCGGACTCTCCCAACAAGTAGCTGACATTATGCAATTAGATGAAAAGACGAGCGAAGCTCTGTTTTTCCTCTGCGATAATATGTCGACTGCAGGTCATGGAGAGACATTCCAAGACATATACGACTTTGTACTCACCGTACACCCCAAGATTAACTCGAAGAGGTTATTTGAGTCATACGAGAAGTATTTTCAGCTGCGCTTGGCGAAGCAAGCGTTGGAGAAAAGTCTTGAACAGGGCAACGCAAGTGTTATCAAGAAAGCCCTAGATGACCTAGAGTCGTTCAATATCAACCCACCAGACCAGATCGTTACGGATACACTAACGGACCAGCAGGAACAGGTCCTCAGAGGCTATATGGACATGTTGGACAGTTACGAAGTGATGTACAAGGACCTATATAAGGACCAGGAAGACCAAACCAAACCGGAAGTGTATGAGCTATAGCTCCTCGACGGAGTCGAGGGGTACTAGCCCCTCGACGGAGTCGAGGGGAAGTAGCTCTCAAGAAATAAAGATGGTAATTACTCTCCAGCAGGACTTAGTCGGGCTACTTCTCCGGTTGTCCAAGGAGCGTCCAGAAATCCGTAGAGCGGTACTAGCTCACAAGACCTTTGGTCTTACACTCTACGCACTCATGTATCACACCGCGAAGCTCACCTACCCGTTCTCCAAGACCCATTTGAACTACCTGTATGACCTACAACGGCTACTCACACCAAGCCACCCACACTCCTTGTCTACCTTGTTGGTCATCGGAGGGAGAGCTCAAGCAAAAACCGCGTTAGCGGTGATTGCGATGGAGTTCTCGATAACGATGTCGCTCCAGAAGTACACGGTCATCACGGCTACAGATCCCCAGAACTCATCGGAATACTTGTATTCCATCAAGAACAACCTGCTCACCGATCCATACCTGAAGCGTGACTTTGGTGCTTTGATACCGACATCCCGAGTCAACCAAGACACCAAGGCGGTAAATCGACAAAAAGCCCAGGACTTCATCGCTGAGAATCCTCTCCGATCTCGATTCGAAGCCATCTCTACCCAGCAATCTCTGAGAGGGCGTTTGTATGATGGTAGCAGAATCACGACGATTCTCTTGGATGACATCGAGACAATCACTACGGTACGTAGTGAAGTTATAACAAACCAAATCATCAATCAAGTCAAGGAGTCAGAGAATGCGGTAGCAGACAATCACTCTATATTACTACTTGGTAACAAGCTCTCTAACTTCTCCAACGTCGCCCAGTTGGAGCGGAAGTACAAATCACTTCCACACACCAAGATCATCAGGATACCGTTATACGACGATGACTATAAGATAATATGGGACACCAAGTTCGTACACAGTACCGAGGAAGCTAACCGACTCAACGAGAAGTACAAGGTGAACCTCCAGTCGGTCCAAGCTATCCGAGAGCGTAACGATAAGCTCACGTTCGCTGCGGAGCATCTTGCAAGTCCTCTCGATAACTTACTAGCTATATTCAAACCAGAGATGTTCAGGCACCACCCAATAGAAGATTTGGAAAAGAACCACCATGATATTTCTTACATCTTCATATCTTTGGACACCGCAGTTACAGCAGAGACCAGTAGCGATAACACAGGAATTACCATTCGGTACCATAACCACACAACACCGAACAAGCACTATGTGCATACATATGGTGTGAAGTTGTTACCGGAACAGCTCTTTAATCACATCAAGAACATCTACACCACACTACGTGCAGACTTTCCAGAGGCAACGATTCAGGCAGGATGGGAAAAAACCATGCAGACCCAGACATTAACGCAGTTCTGGGCCATCTACAGGAAGGAACACAACTTGGCGTTGCATATGTATGAGTTTGAGCACAAGTCGAAGAAGAAGGAGGATAGGATCCTGTCATCGTTGTTACATCGGTACGAGACGGGGAAGATGTACCATCTCACGCGAGAGAACAGGAACTTGTGCAAGGACCTAGAACAGGAGTTGGTGCTCTTCCCAGAGCTCAATAAAACGGATGACCTTTGTCTAGCAGGAGACACGTTGGTGGAGACAACGGTAGGTACGGTACGAATAGACGAAATCACAACAAGCCATCAGGTTCTAACACGCAAAGGACCAAGACGAGTACTCTGGGCTGGTCAAACAGGGTGTCATCCAGTAATTACGAATATGGGAATTACGGGTACACCGAACCATCCAGTAATCACACAAGACGGAGTTAAGGAATTGAGATATGTCAGCGAGTCTGATATACTCTTCATATGGAACCAATCAAAGATGGAAGTAGAGAATATGTCATATACAAGGGTAAAAAATGGAACAGGTACCCTGAGTCTTCAAGAAAACATCTCAGGGTGTATTACACTCATCACTTCAATGCAGGGTCTCCAAGGGCACTACACAGAGAAATCTACGCAGACACACATGGAAAGATTCCTAAAGGTATGCACATCGATCATATCAACGGTAACCCACTGGACAACAGGATTGAAAACTTGCAGTGCCTCACAAGTAAAGAACACAACAAGAAGACAAGGGAGCAAAACCCAGAATTCGTGGAGAAAATGCGTAAGTACAATTCAGACAACCATGACAGACTCCACGAGGACCGCCAAGACTGGGCTAAGACAGCAGAAGGTAAAAAATGGTATACCGAGCATACAAAGCACAGCATACACAAACAGCGAGACATCATATGCAAATGGTGCTTTGTTAAGTGTGTTACCATCACATCAAACGGGAACTCATGCAGAAGTAGACCATGTCTACTTGCAAGAGGTCGAGACGAACAAAATAAGATACGAGCTAGACGAAGAGCTAGGGAGCAAGGTATATAACTTGACGATTGAGGGCGAGCATGAGTTTTTCGCTAATGGAATTTTGGTTCACAACTGTGACAGTTTGAGCTATAGCTTTGCACCTATCTTCGAGATGAAGTTGTCGTCTACGGACTGGGCAGAAATGATCGCAACATCTCCCAAGAGACAACGTGCACAAGAGACACAAAGCTTGTTTCAAAAAAGAGGAATTGACCTAGGTCGTCAAACACGATAACATGTAACTTATATGACCAAATCAATGAACAAACAAATAACCATCGCAATAGACGATATCGTACTACCATCACAATCATTACTACTGGAGCCTATTTTTATCGAGACTGCAATAGAGGTGGAGGATACAAATGGTGACAAGAGCATTCAGATGCAACAGCAACCTCAGGACCTGTTTAAGGTACTCAAGGTGGCGGATGACGTAACACAACGAGGAACACATGTGTTCGCTAGAGTATTCATGCCAGATGTGGTGCAGCTAGGTGAGCAGAGGTACTGTTTCCTTGATGCTGTGGGTATCCTGGGGTGGGCGACAGAGGAGTAGGTATGGTGCCTATCTACAGGGAGACACTGAGAGGGAAGCTTTGCAGAGGACAACACAAATGGAGAAATACGAGGCACGACACCTCTGCAGTGGTGGTGGTGTGTCGAGAATGTAAGTCAACACTGAAGTGTGCAATCAACGATGCGAACATACCTATGTTGCATCTCAAGAAATACTTTGGGCATGAGTTGGACCAGCACACGAAGAGATATCACAGGCACAACAACTTAACACAGGAAGCGGAGGAGAGACTAAACGCTTCCATACAGGATAACAAACAAACTATACTATAAGTATGAACCCTCTCAAAAAACTAGCAGCGATGACCAATAGTATTTTCTCTCCGATAAACCGAGCACGTACGCAGGTTATCGATGGTGCACTGGACGGTGAGGAGCACGCACTACAGATACTTCCAAGCGACTCAACGAAGGACAAGGAGTTACTAGAGCTATCACAAACATGGATGGACTCGTACAACAACTACCAGTCTAAGATAACCAATCGGCAGGAGGCGAACTATAAGTATTGGAAAGGTACACAGCAACCGATGTACACGGAGAACGTGGACACGAGACGTCGTGTGGCGTCTAACATGATATTTGAGGCTACAGAGACATTCTTACCTGCAGCGACTAAGAACAACCCGGAATGTTACGCGACCATCGAGGATGAGTCAGAGGAGGCACAACGGTACACATCTCTTCTCAAGGATTTACTGAACCAGCAAGGAAAGCGACATGGGTTGAAATTCAAAATTCGGGACGCTACTAGAGGGTGGCTTTTTGACCTTATCGGGGTAATAGGTATTTCATGGTCAATGGCGCTAGACGATTTTGAGGTACAGAAGATAGAGGCGAAACGAATGATATTTGATGTGGAGGGGTATATCGACTGGGATGGTTCTTTCCAGGGTAGGTACTTGGGATACATACGAACAATGC